GGGGGGTGGTTCAGGCTGCGGCGGTTGCGGCCTTGCTGGCGATCATCTCGGCAGCCCAGTCCAGCCGGGCCGTCGTCGGCAGGCTGCGGCGGTCAACCAGCAGGGAGTTAGCGGCGGTCGAGACGAAGGCGATCTTGGCGTTGCGAATGCTGGTCAGGGTTTCGGTGTCGAGCTTGGCGAGGGCGGCCTTGATCTTGGCGAAGTTGGCCGGGGTGCAAGTCTTGATACCGGAGAAGCTGGCGGCGAGCGTGTTGATCTGTGTGGTGTTCATGCCCATAGTCTACCCCACCATCGGCCATCGTCAAGCAATGCTTTACGATTGTTGATAAGTATTTTACGATTGTGGAAAACGTCCAAGGGTTTCCCCAGTTTAACACCCGGTAACCACCCCAGAGACTTGTACGGGCAGAGGAACTATCCCTGCAACATATGTGGAGGGTTTGCCTCGTTTCATCTCTGGCGGTATGTTCCTTTTCTCGGCTTCGCACGGATGCGGGCGGTTTTTGCCTGTTTGATGCCCCTTCCGTGCCTACCTCACCTCCTCAACCCGTGACCGCGTTCATCGAGTGGCTTGCCCTGCACCATTCCGCCCGCACGGCAACCGAGTACCGGCTTGCCCTTGCCCGCTACGTGGCCGCTACGGGCGTGGCCAGCGTCGCCGGTGTAACGCTCGCCCAGGCACAGGGGTACGCCCGTACGCGGCGGGAGGCCGGGGTAGCGTGGAAGTCAATACACAACGAACTGCAAGCCGTCCGGTCGTGGATCCGCTGGGGCATAGAAACCAACCAGATCATCGACGATCCGCTGGCCGGCCTGAGACTGCCCAAGCCCAAGACCCGCTCGCCGGCGGAGACGATGCGACCGTGTACGCAAGACGACCTAGACAAGCTGGTAGCGTTGACGCGGGCCGACGAAGCGAAGGGTGACAGCCGCCGCCGTCCGCGTTCGGCGTTTTTTCTTTTCATCGGGTGGACCGGCTTGCGATGGTCCGAGGCGTGCGGGATGAACGCGGTTCGCTGGGAAGACATCGACCTCGACGCTGGCACGCTGACCGTCCGCGGTTCTCGGTCGAAGGGCAAACGCGATGACACCGTGCCGCTACTGCCCATCGTGGTGGACGAGCTGCGGAAGCTGCGGGAACTCTGGCCGGACGCGAAGCCGACCGCCCGTATTTTCCCGAAGATTCATCACGAAACGCTCAACGATGACCTCGAACGGGCAGGAATCCCCAAGGTTGACGCACGCGGGCAACCCTTCAGCTTCCACAGCTTCCGGCATGGATTCGGCAGGCGGCTCGCACTCGCCAGCGTTCCCGTCCACCTTGCACAGCGGCTCATGCGGCATCGAGATCCGAGAATGACGCTCGGGGTGTACGCTCAGCACACCGACCTTGAAGTCCGAGACGCTCTCGGCCGGGTGGGTCCGCCGGGAAAACCTGATGCCCCGCCGGTGCCTGTGGGCGTTCCGGTGGGGCGTTTACCCCAGAAAATCCCGACTGTGGCCGGTCTGAAACCCGATTTATCCACATTTGGCCAAAAACAGGCAAGTATCCTTGACGGGCGAGCCGATCAAGGTAGACTGATAGCACAAGCCCCGACTGCGGGACTGCTTGCCTCCTCCCTCTCAAAGTTAATGGCCGCAACAGGACTCGAACCTGTGACCCCAGTCGTGTGA